AGCGGGGCGGGGCATATCTCAGCCATTCTGCGCGGGCTGAACTCTGGAACGGAAATAACTGTGCACATTCAGAGCTCAACGCCAAGCAGCGGAAGCTCGTTTGTTGCAGCGCTGAACCAGTTGAATATAACCCCTAGAAAAACTGTCTAATAACAAAGCCCCTCACTAGAGGGGCTTTTCTTTTACTTATTGTTATAGAGTTCTTTAATTTTCTGTAACCAAGCATCGTCTTGTGAGGTTGCTGTAGACTTAGTAACAGCTTCAGCAATCTGAAAGAATGCCCACTCAATCATCTTCTCTGAAGCTAATGAAGTAAGCAGTTTGGTTAGGAAGATGGTTACACCTTTGGTAAACAATCCAATGATAAATGGCATACGTTGGTTCCTTATTTAAGTTCAATTTGAAAGTGAGGGCCATCCCTCAAGGTAGCCCATTCACCACCCCAAGTAATCTTGACTCCCAGTTTTGCAGCACAGTCTTTGAACACACTGGCCACAACACGATAGTTGTCAAAATCCCAATCAGCCTTACCTTCTATCAGGATGCAGATATCTACAGCTTCCCCTACTAGATGACGTGACTTCATGGTCTGAGATTTCTTTTGAGCTACCAGTTCTTTCTGACGTTCTACAGTTCGTAAACCTTCAGTGATTGAGAAATCGAATGGGCTCTTAGTAATTGCCATGGTGACTACTTCAACCAATTTTGGATGAACACCCTTTAGTTTATCTAAGCTACGTTGTGACAGTTTAAATGACATATTCGTATCCTCTTGCAGACTTTGGGTAGATATAATTAGTTAAATACCCAACCTCTGGATGATACTATAGCTTGATGGTTAAATACCCCTAAGAATTTTTTGACTATTTGAGGAACCTTTCATGGCTCAACAAGATATAGATACTGATGCTGTTTCCCCTAAGCTTACTGAGTGGGCTAATGAACCTTCTGTAGCAGACCTACGTAATGACCTGATTGCAGCTAAGTCTGTGCAGTCTACTCAAGTTGGTAGGATTGATGATTGGTTAGCTTTGCTTCATGTAACCGGGGAACACAAGCCTAAGCCTCGTAAAGGTAGATCTGGTGTTCAACCCAAGTTGGTTCGTAAACAGGCTGAGTGGCGGTACTCTGCATTGACTGAACCATTCTTGGATAACTCAGATATGTTCACTGTATCCCCTAGGACTTTCAAAGATAGGGAAGCAGCTGATCAAAACTCATTGATACTCAACTATCAGTTCTCCGTTCAAATCAACAAGGTCAACTTCATTGATACCTATGTACGTACAGCGGTCAATGAAGGTACGGTGATAGCTCGGGTATGCTGGGAATACGAAGAGAAGCAAACCAAAGAGACAGTACCTGTATTCGAGTACCAAGAGGCAAGTCAGGAAGAAGCTGCACTCATTGAAGCAGCTATGCAATTGGAAGACACTTCTGGATTAGATCCATTCATTATTGAATCCATCAAAGCTACTGAAATGAATGGTCGTTATGTAGTTGCTATCCCTACTGGAGAGACTGAAGAGGTTGATGTAATTACGGTAGTTAAGAACCAGCCGGGTATTACTATTTGTGACTACAAGAACATTGTTATTGACCCAACTTGTAAAGGTGACTTTGATAAGGCCAACTTCATCATTGATTCCTTTGAAGCATCCAAGTCAGATTTGGAACGTACTGGGCTATATAGCAACTTGGATAAGATTGTCATTGATAGCTCTGGGGATGGTACGCATCACAGTTCAGGGCAGACATTTAGTTTTGCTGATGAACCAAGAAAGAAGTTTGTAGTCTATGAGTACTGGGGTTACTGGGATATTGATGGGTCAGGTATCACTACGCCTATCGTGGCTACTTGGGTAGGCAATGTGATGATCCGTATGGAAGTGAATCCATACCCAGATCAAGCTCTTCCCTATGTGGTTATTCCTTACCTTCCAGTGAAAGACTCTGTGTATGGGGAACCAGATGCAGTACTCCTAGAAGAGAACCAGAAGCTCATAGGAGCTCTCACACGGGGTATGATTGATTCTATGGCTCGCTCTGCCAATGGGCAGTTGGGTATCCGCAAAGACATGCTGGATGCGGTACAGCGCCGTAAGTTCGATAATGGTGATGACTACGAGTTCAATCCTAGTGTGGACCCAAGACAAGGTTTGATTGAGCACAGTTATCCTGAGCTGCCTGCAAGTGCCTACAACATGCTTCAGATGTTCAATGCTGAGTCTGATGCAGCTACAGGTATCAAGTCCTTCACAGGTGGTCTGAGTGGTGATTCCTTGGGTCAGACAGCCACAGGCATCAATGGGGTAATGAGTGCTCAGGCTAAGCGTGAACTCAATATTCTACGCAGACTAGGTGAGGGTATTGAAAAGATAGGTAAGAAGGTTCTGGCTATGAATGCAGAGTTCTTATCTGATGAGGAAATAATCCGAGTTACTGATGAAGAGTTTATTGCCATTAACCGGGAGAACCTACAGGGTACATTTGATGTTGAGTTAGGTATCTCAACTGCAGAAACAGATCAAATAAAAGCACAAGAACTTAGTTTTATGATGCAAACTATGGGGCAATCCTTGCCTTTTGAGTTAAGTAAACTTATATTGGGCGAAATTGCTAGACTTAGAAAAATGCCTGACTTAGCTAATAGTATAAAGGTTTTTGCTCCTGAGCCTGATCCAATAGCACAACAACTTCGTCAGTTAGAAGTACAGAATGCTCAACTAAAGAATCAACTGGTTCAAGCTCAGATTCAGGAAACACTTGCTAATGCTCAACGTGCATTGGGTTCTAGTAATGTAGATCAAGCTAAAGCTAGAAACTTGGAAGCAGTAACTAACCTTAAGAGTTTGGATTTTGTTGAACAGGAATCTGGTGTAAAACAGGAACGAGACCTGCAAAGAATGCAGGCACAAGCTAAAGGTAATATGCAACGAGATGTATTGAACGTTGCTTTAAATTCAACCACAAAAGGTAATCAACAATGAGTAATCTTAGCGAAATTGAGTACACCATTGAAGTGCTGAAACAACGTCAGGTGAAGGCACGTAAGTTTGAAAAGCTCATGAACAATCGTGAGTTCAAAGAATTGGTTATTGGTGATTATCTGCAGGATGAGCCAGCACGCCTCACTACCATGTTGGTTCATCCTCAGCATCGTGAAGGTGCTATCTCTCAGCTCATGGGTATTGCACGTTTTCAGGAACATCTGGATTACATGCAATCCCTGTTTGGTACTGTAGACAAAGATCTGCAGGATGCTGAAGAGATGCGTGATCAACTGATGACTGAGGAATAATCATGAGTACCGAGAACCAATCTGTAGACACTACCTCAGATATCTGGGGAATGAGTGATGATGCCTTTGGTCAGTTGGATCTCGGCTCTATTGATTATGTAGCCTCTGAGGAGGCTATTGATCATGCGGAGTCTGCTGAAGATATCCAACCCACAGACACTGATGAGGACGAAGCTGAGTATCACGAGGATGAGCGTAGCGAAGACGAAGTAGATGCGGAAGCTGAGGACGAATACTCAGAAGAAACAGAAACAGAAACAGAGTCTGAAGAAGAAGATAAGCTGGATTATGCCAGTGAGTACAAACGACTCATTGGGACACCCATTAAAGCCAATGGTAAAGATATCACTATTGACTCTGTTGATGATGCTATTAAGCTTATTCAAATGGGTGCAAACAATTACAAGAAAGTTGAGCAACTTAAACCTGCTCAAAAGATTGTAAGTATGCTTGAGAAGGCTCAACTACTTGATGAGAGTAAATTGAGTTTTGCAATTGACCTGTTAAACAAAGATCCAGCTGCAATTCAAAGTTTGGTTGCAGATATGGATATGTCAGATGTTCTGGATGAGAAGTACAATTCTTATCAACCAAATGATCATACTGTAAGTGATCTGCAATTGTCGCTGGACAATGTAATCAATGAAGTTGCTTCTACCCCTAAAGGTCACATCACTCTAAAAGTATTAGGTGAACAATGGGATCAGGCAAGTAGGCAAGTTGTTGTGAGCAATCCAGCTATTATTAGTTTGATTAACCAGCATGTGTCTGATGGTACTTTCGATACAGTAACTCGTGAGGTTGAGAAACGCCGTATGCTTGGTCAAATCCCACAAGGATTAAATGACATCGAAGTATACAAGTTTGTAGGTGATCAACTGTACGCTAAAGGAAACCCTGTAACTGCCTCTCGTAGTCACCAGTCACAGCAAGTTCTAGCCAATACAAGACCTATTGAAAAACCTTCTAAAGAGGCTGTCGTAAACAAACGTAGAGCAGCAAGTAATACTGCTCGAACTGGTTCTCAAGCTGTCACGCAAAGCATGGAAGATGTTTTTGCTATGTCAGATGAGGCATTCAAAGCCAAATACGGCAAATCCTGAAGGAAACTAAATCATGGCTAACGCAGCTGATACCAATCAAATTAAGTATAACAACCCCCAGTATGGTGCAGGTGGTACACAATCCAACCCATCCACTGTAGGTAAGCAAATCCGTCTTGATGTCTATGAGAAGAAGGCTCTCATTGACATTGCACAGGAGCAGTACTTCTCTCAGCTGTCCGGTACTATGGACATGCCTAAGAACATGGGTAAAACCATCAAGAAGTTCCAATGGATTCCTTTGCTGGATGATCGCAACATCAATGACCAAGGTATTGATGCTTCCGGTGCTACCATTGCTGCAGGTAACCTGTATGGTTCCTCTAAGGACATTGGTACTATTCCAGGTAAGATGCCTACCCTGACTGAAGTTGGTGGTCGAGTTAACCGTGTTGGTTTTACTCGTAAGGTTCTGGAAGGTTCTATCCATAAGATGGGTTTCTTCTATGAGTTCACTGAAGAAGCACTGAACTTTGATACTGAAGCAGAACTGATGGGTCACCTGACTCGTGAATCTCTGCGCGGTGCAAATGAACTGTCTGAAGACCAACTGCAACTGGAACTGATTAACGGTGCTGGTGTACGTGTCTATGCTGGTGCTGCTACCTCTGTAGCTACTATGTCTGCTGAAGGTGCTGCTGGTACTGAATCAGTAATCAAGTATGCAGACCTGCAACGTCTGTCTGTTACTCTGGATGAGAACCGTTGTCCGAAGAGTACCAAGATCATTGCTGGTTCACGTATGGTTGATACCAAGACCATTGCTAGTGCTCGTGTACTGTTCATTGGTTCTGAGCTTGAGAACCAAGTACGCAACATGGTAGATGCTTTCAACAACCCAGCATTCGTACCTGTTGAGAAGTATGCCAGTGCTGGTACTCTCCTGAATGGTGAGATTGGTGCAGTAGCTCAATTCCGCATTGTGGTCGTTCCTGAGATGATGCATTGGGAAGCTGCTGGTGTTACTGCCACTGCTGGTAAGGGTCTGGGTAAGTACCGTACTGGTGCTGCTGACAAGTACAACGTCTACCCTGCTATGGTCGTAGGTAGTGAGGCATTCACCAACATTGGTTTCCAAACCTCTGGTGCCAGTAAGAAGTGGAAGATTACTACTAAGCTGCCGGGTTCAGAGACTGCAGACCGTGTTGATCCATATGGTGAATCTGGCTTCAGTTCAATCAAGTGGTATCACGGTATCCTGATTGAGCGTCCTGAGTGGATTTCAATCCTGCATTCACTGGCTCTGATCTAACCATAATAACAATACTCCCCTCATGAGAGGGGAGTTTACTTACCTAAAGGAAAACACCATGTCTGAGATTTTGGATACCACTACTGAACCTCAAGTAGACGAAGTACAAGAGTTGCGTACACGCTTGGATATGATGGGAGTTAAGTACCATCATAATGCCAAGGTAGAAACTCTACGTGGTCTGCTGCAGAAGGCACTCACAGGTGACTCGGAACCTGAAGAAGTAAAGCCTGCTGAGCTCTCTATTGCCGATATTCGTGCCAAAGCTATGGCTGATGCTACCAAGCTCATTCGTTGCCGTATTACCTGTATGAACCCTCACAAACGTGAATGGCAGGGTGAAATCTTTACTGCAGGTAACTCTTTCACTGGGGCTATCAAAAAGTTTGTTCCTTACAACTGTGAACATGCCGAGTCATACCATATTCCACGTATTCTGCTTGATGTGATGCGTGAGCGTAAGTATCTGCAGACTCGGGCTATTAAGACTGTATCTGGTGCTACTCAAGAAAGTTACTTTGTACCTGAGTTCCAGATTGTAGAACTGGACCCACTGACCAAAGACGAGCTTGAACAGTTGGCTTCAGATCAGCGTAACCAACGAGGTAACTAAAGATGGCAGTCATTGGTATAGTTGATGTAACTACTGGTTCCTTGACTGGTACAGGCTCATTCGATGTATTGATGCAGACAGTGTTTCTGCATCTTCAACGTGAGTATGCTGCTGGGCGTATTACAGGTGATGCCTATGCCAAGGCTTACATTGAGATCATGAACAACACCTTGGCTCAGGCTACTCAATTTGTTGTAGCAGCTTCTCAAGCTGCAGCTAATGATGACCTGATTGCTGCTCAAATCCGTAAGATTGATAAGGATATTGAGTTAGCTAATAAGAACATGGAAGTGTTGGATAAGCAGGTACTTCTGTTGTCCTACCAAGGTATCAGTGAGCAAGCTAAGTATTTGGATTCTGTGGCAGGGCTGAATATTACAGGTGTCATTGGTAAGCAGAAAGATGTGTATACAGCACAAACCAAGGGATTCAAGGATAGTGCATTGCAGTCTGTAGCTAAGACTATGATTGATACTTGGGCAGTCCGTAGATCTACCGATGAAGGTACTCCCACAACTCCTGAATCCAAGTTGTATGATGGTAACATTGGTAATGCTGTAGAGGCCATGTTCACTAACTTAAATGTGCCTATAGCTGCTGCACCTTAAACTACACTTTAGGTATAAGATAGGGAGCATTAGCTCCCTTTGTTTTATGAGGTTTTTGTATGGGGTTATTCAGTAAGAAAAAACGGATAAGTACAGCTACACAAACAATGTCTCTTATGGAAGATACACCTGATGTTATTCGTCAGAGTCTCACTACTAGCTTGTTAGGTAACACAGACATAGTTGTAGATTTACAAAACAACATGCTTAATCTGTTTAAGGATAATGTTAAAAAGTACTACAGATATGGTCGAGACTACTTCACCAATGGATTACCTGAAGGTTTCATGGGTGGTTTAGCGGTAGATAAACAGCATCTTCAAACTGTACTTGAAGAAGTTACTCCCCCTGATTCACTAGCTGATGAAAGTATATTCATTAACTTAGCTGTGTTGGATCAAGTTTACTATCCAGAACTTATGGCTAAGGAGTACTTGCGTAATAATTCCAATTGGGATCCAAGTACAAATACATTAGGTATTGGTAATCCGTTTGTTCCATTAGAAGTTATCCATTACCTAGAAGATCGTACTGAGCTAACTCCTGATGGCACACACTTGGTTCTAACCTTCTGTAATATGTCCAATCCTGTTGATGGTGCTTTACCTCCCCCACGCTATACAATAGTTGAGGTTGCTCCTAAGTATGCTTCGGACACTAATCAGTACTTCTATTATGCCAGGTACTTTTTGTTGGATGCTGCTGATGTGCCTATTGGGTTTGAATACTACTGGACCTACCTAGAAGGCTCTGGAGTGTACCCTTCACTGGATACAGCAGATGACTTAGTTATTACCAGTCAGTATATGCCTGTAGTTCCTCTGCGAGTTAACTACACTTCTTATACAGATCCTGCCTTAGCAGGTACTCCACTGTATGACACCAGTAAGCGTCTACTTAATAAAATCAAAGTAAAGATGTCTCAACTGCATGAGGGTATTAACGGTAACCCAGATGCAGATCAAATAGCTCATGCTTATGTAGTGTTGGGGATTGATGTTAAACAGGATACTGCTGATATTAATGAGTACTTATTTTCATTCTTCGATAGTCTGATACTGTCTTCTAAATACAGTAAGGATGATTTTACTGCTTGGGAGTCTCTAGCTGCATACTCCGAATATGTGCCACCCCCAACTAACATCATGAGTATCTCTGATGATACTTATAAAAGTGACCTGAACTATTACTACGTAGACAAGGTAAATATAACTGGATCATTTGGTGCTGTAGGTACTTATCGTAAATTCATAGATGCAGACCATGAGA